GTCTTTTTTGTCTGTAACAAGCTGATTGACCTTGAATACCACATAGTCAAGATCCTCTTGCTTTACTCCTTTTCCTACAAGAATTTTCTCACTTTCATACTGCGCAACTTTCGCAAGTGCATTATCACGCTCTCTTTCCAACACAGACACATTCGGCTGATTCGCTTTCTGTTTTTCCTTAAAATCATTGATCGCTGTTGTAATATCATCTTCACTCATACCTTTTCCTCGAAGATAATTTGCAATCGCAGCACGCTCTGCCTTACTTGCACGAGCCGTCGCCACCTCTTCAAGCTGTTCATATGTATACGCGGTATTTCCTCCCTGACTACCGCGGCCAGTCCCGGCATCTCCGCTCTGTCCTCCAGAGCCGCCCTCGCCGCCGTCAGCGAAAAGCTGTAAATCCATCCATTTTCTCTTCATTTTTCTTTACCTCCGTTTTGCCTCGACAGGCTCCCGAGCTTTTATAGTCATCACGTTTTGGACATAATAAAAACACCTATGTTTCAAGGTGTAGTTTCACATAATCCGGGTATGCTTCTTGCACACCTTCAATCCCTATTTTATACATACCAATCAATAAATCCGTCTTATCACTTGGTTCTAGAATATATGTGCGCGACATTTCCTCGTTTACATATTGTTTTGTCGCTATTAGAGTATCAGATAATACACCAAGCGAATTTTCTAACGTGATCGTTAATGCCGACACCGATGCACAAACAATGTCTTTTCCATATTCCGCATATCTAGCATGTCCTTGCACCTGAAATTCCGTGTAATGCTCCCCAGATTTACGGATAAATACATCAATCAAGCAGAAACACTCCTTTCTATCCGGTCATTCCCTACCGGTGGGAGACATTCAGATCACCTCCTCTCTACTGATAACCGCTTACCGTCAAAGCAAATCGTGTCTCCGATTCTCGCCGTCTGATCATTGATCTTCACCCCTTTCAATATCTCTGCTCCATCATGGACCACATATAGAAATTTTATTGTTTTATAATCAATGCGGACTGCCAGCCACTTTGGCGCCAACATGTCCGCATCTTTTGTTACCATATATCTTTTTATTCCCTTTAATCTTCTTCCCACATTTTTTACACCTCCAAGTATGGCATGTCATCCACGATCCATCCGATTGTTTTATCAAATCAGAATGTGAATATTCCAAGTGATCATGTCTGCAGAATAATCTCTTAATAAAATTCATAGTTCCAAATCTTCCTCCTTTAAAATGGGTATAAAAATACCACTCACTCCGAAGAATGAATGGTAACTATACAACTGCTTTCATTGCTCTATCATATTCAACTTTCAATTTTCTTTTGAAATCCTCGATTTCCTCCGGTTTCATTCCGGGTTCTGCTAAAGCACACACATCCGGTGTCTCATCGTTAAGTATTTCCGTAGCTCTTGGTTGTTCCGCATACATTTCATCATAATGCACAATCAAAAGTCCTTCCAATTCACACGAAAAATCATAGATATCCTTCGGTGTATTTTCCAGGAAATCTTTGATATAATCCATTATTTTATTAAACACTTTCCCACACCTCCTTTGGATTTTTACGTCTTACTATCGAAACAATATCCCCTGTTTCTTTGTTTTTTACCACTACCAATTGACGTTCCGTATCAAAATAAATCAGTTTCTTTTCTCCCTCTTTATATTTAAGAGGTCCCTTGATGAATTCTATCAATTCCTTTTCTGTCACTTCTGGAACTCCTGGTTTATTCATTCTGTATAATCGTCCGAGGGCATGCACAGACATGTATATCCCTTCTTTTTCAAATCTTGCATAAGCTTCCCTAGACTTTCGCTTAAATTCCGGAGACCAGTCTTTTTTATCGATTTCAGAATATGTATCAGCCTTCTTCTTCAAATCCTCAAATTTCTTAGGATTATTATACTTCATCTGTCGAAAACCAGCAAGGCTTCCTGCCTCATTCCCAAGAATATTCCTATATCGATAGTATTGTTTGGTATCTTTATCCGCATTCTTTATCATCTCTTTTGTATATTTTGCATTCTGAAGTTTAGTATTTGTGGCAACTTTTCCACGCAAATCCAAATAAATCCTTTCTCGGTCCTCCGGCAATTTCATCTTTTTACAAAATCTTGAATACTCATTCAATTGTCCCTGATACTTTGCTTTTGCAATCATTATTTCATCTGGATCAGCACCGCCTTTTTGTAAAAGATACACCTTCTCACGCTGCGCTCGCATGGCGATTTCCATCTGTCTCTGCTTCTGTGAAGCATTGTAGGCATTGTATTTCTTACCTTTCCATTCGCGTTCTACCTTTTCTTTCGCATTAAGTTCTGCAAGCTGATCATCCGTATACTGTCGAACAGATATGCCCGGGACAAAGGCGTAATATGGATGATA